TGGAGGACAGGCTGGCTACCCAAGTAGTAGTTGTGCAGAAAGCGAATCTCGTTCTTGTTCAACAGATGAATAGGCTCTGCCTTGCCCATGACCACTTTCAGCACGTTTACCCGATTGATTTCTGTCTCCGGCGTTTCAATCGGTCTACGTCCGGTCAGCGGATTATTCAAAAAGCCGTCAACAACTATTTGATACTCAGCCATACGTTCCTCCTTTCCGGCAAAATAAAAAGCGCAGCAAGACAAACCTGTTAAGGTCTATCTCACTGCGCTTACAACTGCGCTTCAAAAGCTATTCAGTTCTTAAACTTTGGTACGGAGACCCATGTATCTTTTGGAAGGTTTGAATCTCCAATTGTAATCCAATGGCAAAGAGGGCACAGAAGGGAGAACTTACCTTCTACTTCGCCAAGATAACGTCCGCAATCACACGGATTGCCGTTTGCGTCTTTCCGAGGACGCTTGCATCTGACTTTTGCTACCATCTGTGCTCCTTTCGTTGAATTTCTGGAAACAGGCTGTCGAGCACAGACCTGTCAGAAGCTACTGGGAAACTGTTCGCACTTCCAGCCGTGCTATTCTTCGCCCGAAGAAAACCATTGCAGCCTGTACATTCAGTTGTCGGACAGACGTAAAACGGGTAAGCTGCAATTTTGGTGCTGCATAATGGATTTGAACCAATGTATGTCCGGTTATGAGCCGGATGCTCTAGCCTGACTGAGCTAATGCAACATAAAAACCCGGCTTGATTGGTTAACCGCTGCTCTTTGCAATGTCATGCCTAAACATCGCATCGAGAGCCGGGAATAGCGGTGGAGGTTTTGGAGAATAAAGCCATGCAAAGCTAGGTAGTTGGTTGTGCTGCGTAACGGAATCGAACCGTTGCTTGCCAGCCGTGGGGGAGACAGGCTGGCATTCCCCTTACAATTGGAAACGCAACATATAAAGCCCGGTGAAGGTGAAAGAGTGAGAAAACCTCCACCGGTGAAAGGAGGAATATGCTTGTTGACACGCACGCGAGTAAAATGACAAAACCCCGCGTGCAAGCTATTCCTTAAGGGAAGCTGCAAAACTTCCTGCGTACATTATAAGCCTTGTCAAGTGGTGAAATCAAATAAATAGACCCAGCGAACACAATATATTGTGTTTTTAATCAAAACGGCCTCTTGACAGGCTCAATTTTACTGATTCCGTTATACAATTCATCGGCAAGCTGTGCCAGACTGTCCGGCGCATCATCGTGCGGAACTTTGCCAAGTTGCGTGAACATCGTGACCTGTTCCATGAACGCCTTGTACTCTTTCGACTGGTGTTTTTCGTCAAGGAAATAGAACCGTTTAATGTCCGGCGCATACTGGATGATTCTGGACAGCTTGCTTTGCCCACTGGGAGCGCGCTGGCTGCGGACAGAGCAGTGATAGCCTTGCTGCCGGAGCTGGCTGTCTACCACATCACAATATTCGTCACCGCCGTTGTTGGCTTCGCCGCGCACCACGTTGATTTTGTGCTGGATGATTTTGCCCACGACTTCCGGTCTGGTCACGGTCTTGTCGCCATTGTTGAACACAAGGTCTTGGATGAACACAGCATCACCGTACACATAGGCGATAGGACAGGCTGTGAAGTCTCCGCCACCCCATGCAATATCCATGACCATGAGTTTTCGATCGGGTTCACCATCAGGCAGAACGCCGTTGAAATACCGCAGTTCGTCAGCAGGGAATAGCAGACCTTCACGCTCAACAGGTTGGTTCATGTACAGTGCCTTCCAACTCATTTCATCCATAACTTCGCGTTGCTTGCGGAGCGTTTCTGTGCTATATCCTAAACCGTAGTCATAATCGAAGTTGGATTCGTCCTTTTCGTTCATTGCTGGCATAACAATAAACCTGTTTCTTTCGGAATCGCCGTAGTTTTGCTCCAGTCTGCCGATAACATCGTGTACAGACCAACGTGTAGCAATGTGCAATTCCTTGCACTTATTTCCGATTTTTCTCTGTCTAAGGTCGGTGGTGTACGTTTCCCACAGCTTATCAAGGCGGGGTTTGGAAAGTGCCACTTCGATACCGGACACAAGGTCATCGCAGTAGAGAAGCGTAGATGCACGGTACAAACCAGCATTGCCAGTGCCAATAGACGTAAATTCCAGCGTTTCAAAGCGCTTTCTCTTGCCCAAGTCGATTCGGCAGTCCTTCGCATTGGTGTTCGACACAGTAACGTCCGGGAAAACATCGTTCCACAGATACTCTCCGTCCTTGTCGAATATACGCAAACATTCGTCATAAACGCCACGCACAAAGCTGTTAGAGTGAGAACCCGTAAGCATCGGTTCGTCAGGGCTTCTTCCGGCAAGCCATGTCAGATAGAAAATAGCCAGAGCCGTCTTACCACAGCCGGGGGGCATCGAAATTGCCAGCAAGTCTAGCCTGTCATCCGCAAGGTCTTGCAGGGCGTTTGCAACGGTTCTTAACACCTTTCTTCGTGGCTGATAGAACTTCTTTTCCGGTGCACGGTTCCATTCAAGGTAGATGCAATAGCTGTCAAACACATCCTTTGCTTCAAACAGGTACGTCCGGCCGATAATGTCATAGACCTTCGCCACATCCTCGCCTGTTTTCATCTTACCAATCATCGCTGCACAGACAGAGCGTAGCTCACCAGAATATTTATAGGCATCGAACCGCTTGTCCTGCGACAGAGCGTCTCTTAGGTTCACTACCGCCTGAAACCAGTCCTCATAGACCTGCGCTTCTGTCGGATTCTGCTGTGCATACGCTTTGATGCTGTCAATGATGGCGATACACTGCTTTGGCTGCATAAAAAATAGGCACCCCCTACCTAAAAATGTAAAGAGTGCCTACAACTGCACAAAAATCAAATATTCGGTTTTATAATGCGATTCCAGAAACTTTATTTCTCAAAATCAATTAAAAGAACTGCCCGACCGTTTCTAATCATTTTTCTACCTTCTTCATTATGCTGTTTTCGGAGAGATATTCCATACCTTTCAAGGTAATCTGCGGGTGAATCGGCTCTACAATATGCGGGAACTTGTTCGTCAGGTCTTGCGTGTAGACCAGACCGCGAATGAAACCGTTCATTTGCAGTTCAATCATAATCTGCTCCCAGTCAGAGACCTTCATCTTCATTGCTTTTGCAGAGATAAGCTCATAGTCAAATTCTTCATCGCCCTTGTGCTTATCCAGCAGTTTGAGAATCTTGTAAATGGCATTAAAGTTGTCCATGAGCTACTCCTTTCACTGGTTATATAAAGTAGGCTTCGGTTCTTCATCCCCAAGCATCAACTTGTAACGAAGATACTTTTCGATAATACTGTGTCTTTCTGCCAATGTGCCGTAAATAAAAATGAGAGCATCTTTAGCAGCATCGTATTCATTCGGAAAAATGACAATCTCCTCGTTTACAAAAGTCACGGTGCAGTTTTCCGAATGACAGGCTTCCAAGAACCGCTTGATTTCAAAGAAACCGCCAAAGTCAAGCATAGATCGCAGTGTGATGCTACCATTCTTAACAATCAGTTCTTCTCCCTGCATATTATCCAGCCTTTCTCTGTTCAGCAATCCGATACCATGTCTGGCGGGTCACGCCAAGCTGCTTAGCAGCATCCGTGACCGTGAGAATGCGCTTTTCCACCTGCTCATGAAGAACGTCAAAAAGGTTTCGATCATACTCGGTGGGCTTGCGGCCTTCCCTGTAATCGGGGCGCTGACTAGCAATCTTCTTGCCCTCTCTGGTGCGTTCAACAATCATGTCACGCTCAAACTCTGCAAAGGCAAGCATAACATTACGAATCAGTTTTCCGGTCGATGTGTTGTTCATCAGACCCATATTCAGAATGTTCACAGACACGTCTTTTGCAAGCAAACTGTCAATAATTTCAATGCCGCCCTTCACGGAACGAGCAATGCGGTCAAGCTTCGCTACGATCAGCGTGTCTCCCGGATGGATTTCAGTCATCAGCTTGTCCAATTCAGGTCGATGCAGCTTCGTGCCGGTGTAAACATCCGAAAAGATTTTCTGTGCTCCGTTGGCTTTCAGAAGTTCTGACTGGGCTTCAAGGCTGTTGCCGTCAATCGCCTGACCAGCGGAACTGACACGAGCGTAACCGTAAATCATTCTGGTTCACCGTCCTTTTCCTCTACTACTTCATAGCAGCCAGCACGAGTAAGTTTCCCATTTGCAGGTTCTACGACCAGTCTGTACCCGAAAACCTCAAGAATTTGAACCATTGTGGATAATTTCATATCATCAGCGAGGACACGAGAAGATGCGCTGGAAATGGTTTTGTAGTCAAGCTTTTCTCGGAGATATTCGTATGTTTTATGCTGATTCTTCATTATGTCACGAAGAATTTCGCTTGAGTTCACCTTGTTATTCGTTGCAGCCATTTTTTCGTTCCTCTCTTTCTTTAATGCCAGTATACGCTTTCTAGCGTAAATTGTCAAGAGTTTTCTCAATTTTACTATCACCAAGTCCAGATATTTCTGAGGTCTCACTTATGTGACCGAATTATATTTACAGAATGTATATATTTTATAAAAAGAGCGATAATTCGTAATGTGAAAAATCTGTTTGTAAACTTATTTATTTACATTCTGGGAGCGAACCGCTATCAAATATCACACATCTGTGACACAAATTCAGATATATCTGATGCAAATTATACAAATTGGGCTGTTGACAACTATATACCAAGCGTCTATAATCTAAGACAGCAGAACACACGATGAATCAGCCAGCAACGGTAGATTTATCCTTTGTGGCATAAAAAAATAGGCCATCAGCACCACCGACCAAAGTTGCACTGATGACCTATTCCACCACAAAACAGAAGCTGCGCAACCAAGGGCGCAGTCTCGGTCTCTGTCAATTATTATAGCAGAAGCAAACAACTTCTGCAATAGAAAGGAGCAAAAAACATGAACTTTCCCACGACAACCGAAGAATTTCTGAAAACCCTCGCCCACGGCAAAGAGCCGACCAGCGAGGACAGAGAGTACGCTGAAGCGCTGGGTAAGCTGTCCGAACTGAACTACCGGGCAGGGTACGAAGCGGGCGTAGCCAAAAATAAGGGCTGAGTTTTGTGCAAAAAGTAGAAAGTGGTTTGTCAAGATGAACGAACACTAAATGTAGTGTTTCGTGGGTCTATTTTTGCTTGACTTTACCACATTTTGCAATTACACTTAATGCACCTCAAAGAAAGGAGATAAGAACATGGCAAGAAGTCCCTACATCGAAGCATACCGCCATCAGGTAGCCGTTGGCTTCACTGATCGTCAGTATGAGTTTCTGGTGGAGCACTGCAAGAAGTGCCGCGTATCGCTGTCACAGGCCGTCCGCGATGCCTACCTTGAGAAGTACCCCATGCCCGATGAAAACGAAAAATGATACGCTCGCTAAAGTTTGCCGACCACAGCGAACGTATCATCAACAACCCTGAGAGAAGCATTCTCTCGCCGTTATTATAGCAGAAAATCGCTTCTCTCACAAGTGAAAAGGAGCTTTTTAATGCAACTTTCTTTGTCTGAGAACATCAAAATCTTCAACAACACCGAGTTTGGCGAAATCCGCGTCACGCTCATTGACGATGACCCTTGGTTTGTGGGCAAGGACATTGCGGTAGCGCTTGGCTACGCAAAGCCTGAGAACGCACTGTCAGCACACGTTGATGAGCAAGATAAAACCACTACCCTGATTCAGGGTGATGGTTCTAATTACAAGAGCAAGACAACCATCATCAACGAATCCGGTCTGTACAGTCTGATTTTTAGCAGTAAGCTGGAAAGCGCACAGCGGTTCAAGCACTGGGTCACTCACGAAGTCTTGCCGTCCATCCGCAAGCATGGGATGTACATGACAGACAACCTGTTGGAGACGGCTATTGCCAACCCGGACTTTGTGATCGGGCTGATTCAGAACATGAAGGCCGAAAAGGAGAAGAGTGCAGCGTTGCAGATTCAGAACAAGCAGCTCTGCGAGAAGAACGAGGAGATGCAGCCTAAAGCGGACTACTTCGATGACCTTGTGGCGTGGAACGTGTCTACTAACTTCCGCTCGACCGCAAAGGAACTGCGTATTCCTGAACGCCTGTTTATCAAGATGCTTATTTCTGACGGATACATCTACCGAGACAAGAGCAAGGGCATCCTGCCGAAAGCTGGCAAGGGTGACGGTCTCTTTGCCGTCAAGGAATACTGCAACCAGAAGAACAAGCACGGTGGCGTACAGACCAGAGTAACACCGAAAGGCCGTGAGACTTTCCGTCTGCTCTACGCAAGCATCCGTAGAAGCGTATAATAGCCCATAAGAAAAGCCAGTGGTTAGAGAACATCTAGCCACTGGCTTTTTGTGTTGTGGATTATTTTGCGAGGTCTGCGTACTTCACTTCTATGCGCGGGAGTTCATCGGTCGTGCCAGTCAACGCTCTAGTGATTTTCTCAAGCCCGGTAAACTCACCATAGACGGTGATAATATCATCTTCCAGAATCTTCACAGCGTCGCCACCACGCTTGTCCAGCATATAATACTCATCATCTGCATAGAATCCGTATCCGCTGTTATCGGTGTAGGCTCTCCATGCTTTCCTGCTGCCGGAAAAGTTTGCGCTTACAATCTGTGCAACCCTGACCTTGACCATAACCTTAGTTCCTTTGTACTTATCGGGATAGCGGAACAGTTCCTTGTAATCCATCTGCCGGCACTGCGGCTTATAAGCATCCTCGCTGATTTCAGGCGCAAAGTCTCCGCTATCGCAGCCAACCAACATAATGCAAGCCAAGATAGCCATCAGGACTGCCGCAACGATTCTCTTTCTCATTTTTGATTCTTCCTTTCTTTGGCACATAGCCTTTAGCTGATTATACCACAATCTAGGCTCCGAAAGGGGTCTTTTTGTATTTTTCGGAAAATTTGGAGACTTGCACAATCAGATAGGTTTCGTTTTGTGAAGGTGGGGTGGGTGTTGGCAACACGAACCCCGAAAAAACGCCTTTTTCTTTGAAAAATTTTATCGCGGGCATGACCTGCCCCACCCCCGGCGCTCCCTATATACCCCGCCGGTGGAGACCCCAGCCCCAGCGCACCCAAACGGACTGCACACGACAGGCAGCAGGGCAGGCCGTGCCAGAACCAGGGCGGGGCAAGTACCAGGGCAGACCATGCAAGGCACGACACACGCCCGGGCGCTGGACACGATGCCAGACAGGCCGCGCGGGGTGATCTGGATAGCGGCGGGCGCTGGAGAGCGTGGAGTGTGTCCGAAACTGAGCAAAAGCGGACAGCCCAAAACCTCAAAAATAAATACGCAAAAAAGCGTAAATACCTATTGACATTTACGCAAGAAAGCGTATAATATAATCAGACGCAAGAAAGCGTAACACCTACCAAATACCACCACAAAACAGGAGGACAAAGCCATGATGAACAATAAAGAGATCGACTATACCGCCCGCCCCATTCCGGGGGATTATGAAGGCCGCAGCCATCGCGCGTGTGTATGGTACAACAGAGCCCGCGCCGCGTTTGATCTTGCCACGCTTGACACGCTGACAACCGCCGCAGATAAAGCCGCTGGCCGCGTACCCACTGAGGCATACGAAAAAGCAAGAAAGCTTCTTGACAGCGTGCAGCGTTGGGGGCTTGCAGATGCAAGAGCGTGGGAGCTTGACAACGACAGCCGCTATTATAATTCTCAGTGGCTCAAAACCCGACAGGCTCAGCTTGCAAAGCGGTGCGTAAAGCTCAACAAAGAGCTTGCAACATACGGTTTGCAAATCGACAGCTATGGCTTGTATCCTTGCATCCGAGAAATCACCAAACCGGGCACCGATATGAATTTATTGTACTGGTTTTAATGGGAGGTTTGCAACGTATGAACAAGCTTGTTTTTGAGGTGAACAACGGCAGAAAATTGGAGCTTGTGCAGCGGGAGGACAACGGAACGACCCTTATTTGTTCCCTCGATGCACCGGACAACGAAGCATATATAAGCGCTGGCGACTTTGTGCAGCTGATTAACCTTTATCGATACTGCAAGCGGTACGACATCAAAAACGATTGGATTAACCCCAACGGCAAAAATGTGGAGGTGTAATAAAATGACCAGATCGGACGAGCTAAACGCCGAAATTAGAAATCAGGCCGTGCGCCTGTATCCCAAGTGTGCCGCGCTTTTTGAATTGCCGCTTATGGTATACACCCAGATTGTAGCGGACAACCTGACCCGCTCCAAGCCGTACCGCTTGAGCGTTGAGCGTTGCAAAAAAATTATTCTGGCGATGCCGGAGTTTGACTAATGGAGGGTTTACAGTATGATCACTCTTGATTTTACCCAGTGGGCGGCCCTCTGGTATGTTGGCGGCATGATCAGCGGCGCGCTGGTTATGATTGCATTTCTCAACAGCTAACAAGGAGGGCACACAAAATGGAGATTAACAACTGGTATTCCGGCTGCCTTGTCCAGGCGTTTCCCTGGATTGATGGCAAATACATCTATGTAAATGTCAGGCGCTTTCTGCCTGGTCAATCAATCAGCCAGGCACCTGCCTGGGATCGGTCAGTTTTTGTCTTGGATGACGAGCCAGGGCGAACCATTGTATATAAGTATACCGACAGCCTGGTTAACGCCATATCTTTCGGTAAAATTCAGGACAAAGCACACATAACTTTTGAAAATTCAAAGTTTTTTGTTTGATGGAGGGCTGAAAAATGACATACACGGCAAATAAAAAGGCATATGGCCTGTTAGAATCCCTTGCATATTGGATGGCTGAAATCTCATATTGCAGGGAAAAAGACCCGGACGACATCGGTTTTTTAGAAAAGGCAGATAAAACTATTCATTTCTTGTTTAATCAGCTCGACCGGGCGGGCGTCCCGTTTTGGGCGCAAAACTCAGCTCTTGCAATCGGCGAAAATTGGAGAGAGTACGAAAAACGCAACCTTAGAACGCTATTCACGAACAAAGGAATTTTGGAGGGCTGAAAAAATGTCTGATTTTGAAAAAAGAGTAAACGAATATAGGGAAAACAAGCGGCTCATTGAAGAGCTTGAAGCGATGAACGACGCAATTAGAACGGATATAATCAACATGATGCACGGCGCGCCTGAAATGGTGCAGGGCACCGCAAAGGCCATTTACAAGGATGTGCAGATCGTCCGGCTTGATAGCAAGCTTTTGCAGACAGCACACCCGGATATTTATGCTGAGTGCAGCAAGCGCACCACATACAAGCGTTTTAGCGTGGTATAAGGGGGTTTAATAAAATGTTGCTTGAGTTTAGAACAAAAACAACAGAAGACGGCTGCAAATACTTGTGGATTGACACTTGTGCAAAAACTTTCCGCGTAATGCACCTTGATTTTATATCACTCGATGTGCCGCAAGTGCGCGCCTCCGATATCGACACAATTCGCAGCAATTGCTTGCGCAATGGATACAAGGAGGCTGCAAAGTGATTTTCTCTTGTGTTCTGTTCGTTTTTTGGTTTTTCTCGGCGCTGTTTAAAGCTTCAAAATAAGAAGCATTTCACCCGGTCAGAAATGGTCGGGTTTTTCTTTTGCCTTGCATCTGCTGAGGGTGCAGGGCTTTTATTTTGCCCTGCTACAATACAGCCCCATACAAGCGTTTACAGCGGCTTTTATATCATTCATGAGTTATACCGCCCACGCAACAAAACAGCGCACGGGGCTTTACAGAAGCTTTTCCGGCTATTTGCCGCATTTTTTCGCTGTTGTGTGGCGGTGTATCCAGCTATACTGCACCACCTGCGACACGATGGAGCATATCACAGCGCCGTAGCACCTCCAGCGAATACCAGATACCAGCGCCACGCCGGACGCTATACAGGACAGCACAGCCGCCCTATTATAATAAGGTATATAAGGGAGCAGCGGTGTGCCTCTGTTATAGATCCATGCCAGACGGTGCAACACATCGCAGACCATGCCAGCCCGGCGGGGTCTCGATGCTTCCAACGCCTGGCATTAGCCTGGCATTGTGCTTTCTTCCTGGTACGGCGGCGCGGAACCATTGGCGGCTACCGCCGTATCTCTTTTCGGGCTTTCGCCCGATAGCCAATAAGGGCGAGCAATAGTCGCAGCGTTCCAGCCGGAATAGTCGTAACCAATAGTCGTAGTTTCTCCAATAAAATAGTCGCAGAATAGTCGTAAGTCATCAGACAACTAGCTTTTGAAAGTCCTATATATCGTATAGTAACGAGAAGTCCGTTGATAGTCGTAGAGTAATAGCCGTAGCGTTTTTTACGAGCCTTCGTCAAATAGTCGTGTGTTTTTTGTGTGAAATAGTCGTTCGCCTTTTAGAGAAAGGGGGGTGCGATAGTCGCTAAGTCATCAGACACCCCAAAAAACCAATATATGTCAAGATACCTGTCAATTTTAATCTTAATCACATTACCTCAAAATCTTTAACCATCGTACTTATTATAATAGTTGCAGATAATTACTCAATCTTTTTAGATATTATTCTGCTGCAATAGTCGTATCGTCCGATTCGGTTCGTTCTTCTCCGATTTAATTGCCGACAACTACAATCATATCATACCAATCGATTAGGATTATTTATTCGCCAAATACCTCAATACTTTTAACTATCTAATAAGATTATGCAACTGGTCAGTTGCTTTCAACTTTCAGTCAACTGCTCATACAGTTATGCAACATTTCTACATATTCAACCGACTACAAAATGAAGTCAATTTTCCATGTCTGAAATAGTCGCAGACCATCCACCAGCAAGAACCTTACGCCAGTTTTCGCCTACGGTCTGCTCTGCTGGCTAACGGTCTGGCTTTTGGAGATAGAGGGTTGTAGGGAGAAAGAACCAGTTTGCAATTTCGCATAACTGTTATTTATTCACTTTTGAACTATCGTGGCACACCCGGCTCCGTCAACGCGCGCACTTGCGCATATAACGCCCGCGGACGCGCTAAACACACGGGGAGGGAAAAGGGGAGCACGGAAGATGTTAGGGAGATTATAGGGGGTAATAGGGGTTGTAGGGGAAAGAGGGGGACAAAAGGGGGAAAGAGGAAACAAGGGGGAAAGGGGACAAAAATTTGAAAGCCATTTCCGAAAGTGATAGTCGAAACGTTTTTCGTCTCAATCAGCACTGCGATTGGATGGACGGTCGTTGGCATCCGCCCATCTGGCTGCTATCATTGCGGGGAAGGCGTGTAGGAGCCTATCTAGCGCGTTTTTATGATTGACCCCATAACTTTCACGTCTGACTACAAAAAGCCGTTCTCCCCTCTTCTGCATCTGTCTGTTTGCATGGTCTAGTTTGAGATATGCCATCAGCATCAACGGAGAGCCGTCTACGAGCGTCTGTGGCGCGTTTTTGCAATGAAGTCGATAAAGTTATCATCTAGCATCCAAAACGCCTTAAAACAAGCTTTCTCGTGGAGTCGGCAAAAACAAAAGGCTGTCATTGCTGACAGCCCATATGCTCAATCCATCCAAGTGTACTCTTGGAACCGTTGAATCTGCTTGTTAAACGTGATGGGGAGGTCGCCTATCTCGCCTTCCTTGTTCTTGCTTAGCCGGAACAGGTATTTGTCTGGGTTGTCGCTGGATAGAAGAATGATTGCATCTGCGTCCTGTTCAATCTGTCCGCTCTCTCGCAAGTCGGAGTTAGTAGGCGTTGCTCCGGGTTTGGATGGGTTTCGATTAAGCTGTGCCAAAGCCACCACAACAATGCCTGTGGTCTGTGCCAGTTCGTGCAGGGCAATGGATATGGCTGTAATGGCGGCATATCTGTCCTTTGCGCCTGTTTCGTGGATGAGTTGAAGATAGTCTACGAAGATGACCTGAGCCTTTTTACGGAGAGCCTGAGCCTTCATCCACGCCACGTTCTTTCCGGCAGCGGAGCGGATATATAGGGGCATCTTCATGTTTTTTGCCTGTCCGTCAATCTCATTCAAGCTGACCGCCTTATTTTTCACCGTGTCCAGAGGGCAGTATATTTGATTAGCCATCAGACGTGCGCCCAGCTTGCGTTTGCTGGTTTCTAGGCTGAAATAGTACACGGTGTAGTTCTGCTTTGCCATGCTTGCTGCTATTTGCAAGGACAAGGCTGTCTTGCCCGCAGACGGTCTGCCGCCGATGATGATAAAATCACCCGGTGAGATGTGCAGCGCTTCATCCAAACGCTCTAGGCCTGTCTTGATGTACACAGGCTTCTCGTCCATGTGAAGCACATAGTCGTTCAGCACATCCTCGTATGTCCACGCATCTTCTTCCTCAGCTTTCAGGCTCATTGCCTCGCCCATCTGCTGGTAAATGTCTGATAAATCAGAATAGTCAGTAAGCTCGCTGGTCATCTGAAATGCCAGACCTTGCACACGAGTGAGTGCAGCTTGTTCTCTGATAAGCTGTGCCCAACGCTGCATCTGCTCCCTGTCAATTCGTACACACTCTGATTCACAGGTCTGTACACACGATAAGAGCGTCTGCGCTACGTCTGGATGCTGCGTGTTTATCTCGACTATATCTATCTTTCCTCTAGCCGTCCAATAGCCCTGAACAGCCGCAAAAGCGTCTCTCAGCTCAGGTCTAAACAAGTCAAGTTCAAGGTCTGGTATGATTTCATCCACAACGCCCGGCTTGCAGAGCATTAGCGCACCGATAAATACCGTTTGAACGTCCATTGTCATAGTCTAGGAAACTCCATCTCCGTACTTTGCTCGTACTGGTCATCCTGTTTCAATGCGTAAATGTCCTGCCATCCGGCATAGATACTTTGGTCGAGAATGGCTTTCCAGTCATGCCGATCAAACTTTTCCAGCTTGTTGCAAAGCATCTGTTTTGCTCGGTCTGTCATAGGCTTTTTAATTCTTGTACGCATCTGTGCGAACTCTCGCAGGGATTCCAACAGGGCTTTATCGCCATGAGCAAAGTCGGAGAAGATGTCAGGTTTCTTCTTGACTGCACTCTCCGGCAAGGTCTTGACGCTCGTCTGACTGTCAGTTGATACTATCGGTTCATTGTCATTTGACTTTGAGCTCATAGATGGGCTGACTTTCATCTCATTTATGACATGAGGATGAGCTGACTTTCGTGTAGACCATCCTTTTGACGCAATATCGCTTCTTTTCGATTTTTCATCGAGTAGATGTTTAATCAAAATGAAACAAGATTCTGCTTTTTTTGAATTCAAAGTCGTGTCTTTTTCTTCAAAAACGTATGCACAGATTGCATCGTAGAGTTCCAATTTTTCTTTACTTTTGAGTGTGGAGATGGCTTCAAAGTAGTATCGTTGGAATGTAAAGCTGTCTCGTTTTTTGTCCATACTCAGTCCTCTTTGTAGCGTTTGTTCCATGCTTCGATAGCATCCTCTGCCGTGTCAAACAGTGCGCCACCCATGCTTTGATTGTCTCCATCAGTGCAAAGGATACATTTGCCCCATCCTTCGTGATGCAAGTCATAAGAAAGCCCGCTCCACGGGTCTTGTTCGTACTCGCATCCCAAATGACCATGAAAGTTGCCTTCATCATCGCACACGCCAATGTAAACTGCGTTCTTGCCGCAGAACGGGCATCTCTTGAGTTCTTCCATCTTTAATCCTCCTTAAAATAGGCACTCAGCGTCAGGTTCACGCAGCCAGCCTTCGCCCGGAATGTTGACTATCTCATAATACTGCCGTGCAACGTAGATTGTTTTCTGCCCATCCTCAGCAATCAGGCCGACAATCAGATAGTTGCCAGCAGCCATAAAGAACCAAGGGTTGCTCTTATAGGTCTCGCCCTTCATCCAGTTCTTCATCCTATTCACGGCTTTTTCAATGTCCTTATCGGGGCAGTCCGGGTTGTCGTACGCAAAGAAATCCTCAGGAAATTTAAGTTTTTTCACTTTCTAAATCCCTCTCTCGTTCTCATAATTCGTTTGCAACCTTCATGTAGCTTTTCGCCTTTACGGTATAAAGGCCGATTGTGCTTCTGCTTGATGTAACCGCACTGCGTTTCGGACTGCCTGATAGCATTTGAAAGCTGTTCAAGTGATGCAGCGCATCGATTCACCGCTTCTGTTAACGCTTCAAATCCATCCATATTTAGTACTCCGTAGGCGGTTCAGGCATAGGCATCCAATGTGTAACATTTTTGAATGGGATGCACTCTCTTGCTTCACACCAACCACCGTTTACATCATAATAGGCTACCCAGTCACCAGCTTTTTCGTCGTGAATCAGAACATAATCGCTGGCAAAATCATTTTTCGGAATATCTGGCAATCTATCCTTGACATTAATCCAATTGCTCATGCTCATCACCTCATATCATCGGAAACGCCATCCAATACGTTACCGTCACATCTTTCGGCAGTCTCTCGCCTATCTCGTCCCAGAACTGACCGTCTGCGTAACAGCCGATAAAGTATGCTGTCGGCGAGATTCCTTGCAACATTTTTCCATCTTTATCACGCCACGTTGTCTTAGTCGCAAGCAACAAAGGCTGCGTTCGCTCTCGTGGCGGTTCGCTTGCCGGATGCCAAAGTGTGTTAGCCATTTTTATAACAATATACCAACCATCGTTGTCAAAACGATGCCTAAAGCGACTTCATATATCGGCATTGCCTTTTCTCCTTTCAATCTCCGTCCCACACACCGTCAGGACGCATCTTTGCAAATTCAAGCAGCCAATACAGCGCACGCTTTGCATTGCCTTCTGTCGCGTGCCAATAGTCGTCATCGTCCGTATCATCGCCCAAAGCGGCAATAGCCTTTTCCAGCATCGGGATGCTTTCAGCCCCCGTCTTGCCGTAGATGGAACGAATTCCTTTTTTCCCGAGCACATCATTACGCCGATAGAACTTTCTATAATTCCGTGTGACGTAGCGCATCAGTTTTTCTGTTCCGCCCACAATTCTTATGCCGCCTGCAATAAAATGTACGCTATCCGCTTTAAGGATTTCATGCGTTACAGGGTCACAAAGTGTAATGTCATAGCTCATTCTCTCTTTTCTCCCATTTCTTGCATCCACGTTCGTCCCACACAAAGTCTGCAACGTGTTCTGACTGGTCGTTCACACACACGCACTCCGGATCTTCGTACCATTTACAAGAGCCGCAGGATGGCTCCGTCCTGTCTTTGCAGTCATGCGCTGTACACCTGACAACGCCTTTATGAAAAAGCATCCCTGACATAAAGCAATGTTCGGCGGTGCAATAGAAGTTCATTCCTCTATCTCCTTCCATCCGATAAACTCACACAATCCAACGGTGTTATTGGAGCAACGATGGATGAGGACTTTATCGCTTATTTTGAACTTTGCGATAAACCCAATCTTGCTTTCTTCCATTTCGTTTTCAAACATCCAATCAACAATGTCTTTGTCGATTCTGACATCGCCTTCGTCCGCCATGGTTGCAAAGCACTGTTTGCATCTGTAAAGAGCGCACTTTTTCATCTTCTTTGCCCTCTCTTTCCCCTGTTGAACCGTCCGATCAATCGCTTATATTCTGCATAGCACTCCGGGCAAAGGTCGCCTGTGTCCCTGCGCCATGCCCAGTCCTTGAAGTATTCGTCAGGGTTCATCATCCTGCCGCACAGAACCGCTCCGCAGCGGTCGCATACTCGCTTGTGGTAGATTCCTCTGTCAGTCTGCATTACTTTCACCTCATTAACCCATAATGACCATAATCTGAATGATAATGTCACATACAGCTACAACCAGCAAAGGCAAGCACAACCCGAGAGCATAGTTTGAATCGTAAAACACAGGTTCTCTTTTGCATATTCTGTAAATAGGGTAGCCAATCAGCCACCCGATGAAGAACAGGGTTGAGAGTATAAACACAGCGCCAACAATAATTATTAAAACAGTCATGTTAGCCGTCCTCTCCAACGTCCTTAAACAGGATTTCTTTGTCGGCTTTCCAGTCTTTGATTTTGCACGGAATATGTTTCCCGTCAATCAGCTTTTGTTACGACTGTATCTGCTCCATTGACAGTAACCCATCCATGCTTCAGTCTGGCTTCAGCTTCTTTCATCTGAATCAGTTCGGGAGTGATGGATTCCGACACGATACGATTCGATTCTGCTTCTGCCTGTGCTTCGATCACTTTCACATCGGCTTCCGTCTGAGCCTTTACCTTGTCCGTCTCAGCCTGTGCAAGAGCAGTCTGCTTGTTCAGTTCAGCGATTTCAGCGTCCTGCTTTGCTTGTTCTTTCGCTCTAATCTTTTCAGTCAGGGTGTCATCCAGCTCTACGTCAATAACAAGGGCACTTGAAACGTTGATTCCGTATTCATTGGTAAGCTTTTCGTTCAAATAATTTGTGATTGCGTTGTTTACTTCTGTTTTCTTTTCAGAATAAATATCCATTACAGAAAACTGGGGCGTTACCTCCTTGACGTAGGCGATAATGCTGTTCTGTATGCGGCTTTCCACAAGTGTTTCACCATCCATTCCGTTAAAGCGGCTGTAGAGTTCAACAACACGGTCTGGAATGAAGTTATAATTTACGGTAAGGTTTACCCCAACCATTCCACCGCTTGCAGGAGCATCAATATGCCAATCTGCGTGTTCTTTTGCGTTATAATCTGCCGGGTCATCCGAAAAAATAAGTTGCTGCTGACTGATAGGGAACTTGCTAACGTGCTTCATGGGAGAAAGAAAGTGCCAGCCCTGTGACAAGGTGTTCTGCTCAACGCCTCGCGCCGAATAAACAACTCCAACATAACCAACAGGCACTCTTTCCAAACACAGCAAAAGAACCACTGCAACAAAAAATGCTGCTACCACAGAAGAAATAATAGTTGCTACCTTTTTCATGTTTTACTCCTTATCGTTAAAATTGTTGATAATCAAAAAGGCGACCGCCCAAGATAACAAAAAGAAAGCAATGAGTTCTTTCACTCCTCCACCACCTCTTTGTACTCCACGTCAATCCCCTTCGGCAAAGCCGTCTGATATTTTTGGGCGAGCTGCTCTGCGCTCTGGGCATCGCCTAACGGCTGTTCAGGCGGCGCAACAGTGACTTCCACGTTGTCGCGCATACCAAAGTAGTTCTTGGCTCGGAAAATCCACTCTGCCGGGTTTTCCTGACCATACATACCGTTGTACGCCCACATGGACTGCATTTGCAGAATCAGCTTCAGGATGTACTTCTGCTGCAAGCTGTCGTCACGGCGCTTGCCCGCCATAATCTGCTTCAGGCTCACCCATTCGATGCCCAGCACCAGTGCAATCCATTCGACCACAGGGGAGATTCTGGCTTCGATACAAGCGTCAAAGAAGAAGTCAAGGCGTTGCTGCACTTCAATTGGGTTGTTCATATCCACGCTCGGAAGGTCGCCAAAATACTTGGCTGCAATCATGCCGATGACTTTCTTGTCCTCTTCATCACCGATTCTCGACTGCAAATCGCCTGTGTTCAGCATCTTAGACCTCGTGATTGCTAACTCCTGTTGTTCTTTCACCTTTTTACTCACCTGTGAGCGGATAGATTTCCGCTTGTTAAGCATCTGCTGTTTCTTCTTCTCTCGCTCTTTCTCACGCTTCGCAGCGGCTTCTTCTTTCGCCTTTTGCGCCCGCTTTTCACGCTTTTTCTTTTCCGCTTCGGTCAGCGGCGGTCTGCCACGACCACGCTTCGGGGGTGTTGCCATGTATCAGGCCTCCTTTGGCAGTTTTGGAATCGGCATCCAGAACCTGACCTCTTCACGTCCAACCTCTTCTATCCACTTACCGTCTCTAAATTCTCTTGTTGAAACGCAATCGTTCAAATCTAAAAACTTATATACAGCAAAGTAGATTCCATCTTTTTTCGGTTGCGAATCGTTTACGCTAATCCACTCGTTCATAATCTCACTCTTTATCTTCGTTTCGATTTTATCCAGCTCGGTTGCAATCCACCAGACGGAACAACAACTACCAAGTTCGTTCCACCAAGCGCACTTTTCTTTCTCGCATACGCATCGCCCAAGCGGATTGCTGGCCATCTTCATCGGGTAGTAAAGTTCGTTGTCCATCAGTACTCCTTTTCGATATGAACCTTTGCAATTCTGACCATCGTATTATCTTTGAAACACGCAGGTCTTCCGTTACTGAGAAACACGCAATTATACGTTATTGCTTCTCTAAATAAGGAAACGTCCGTAATACTATTTATTCTCATTAAGAGATCTTTTTTGTAATAAAACGGTTGTCCAATCTTGAGCGAATCAAAACGAACCACCTGATTATCACGCTCTCCACGAATTTCCATATTTACTTCCACTCCATCACAACAGCCGTACAAACGGCCAGACCCACGTTGACGAACAGCCAGACAAGCATTGCCTGCCGTTCTTCAAACAGGTTGTCTGCCATGTGTTTAATTGTCCGTTCGGACTGAACTACCACCGCCAGCAGGACTAGGCAGACCAGCCAGCGAGTTGCAAATTCAAACATTGTTAGCTCCACCTTTCTCTCAGCCCTCCGCATCTTCAAGAAATGCGATTGCGTTTTCCACCCTCAAAGATGCAGATTCGAGCATATCAACTGCGTTCTTTGAGATTTCGTATGCAGACATATTACGCATAGACTTCTGAATTTTTATAAAAGCAGCAGATTCTTCACCGTATAGTGCATCAATTTGCAGCTTCAACTGGCTAAGCGAGTCTGCGATTTCGTGGATATGCTTTCTTCTGTGCTTATTCATCAGCTCCACCTTTCCCTCAGCTCTTTTTCGACCTGTTCTGACTTTGCGGTGATGTAATCTGCAAACTCGTCAGGGGTCATGTCCTCTTCTTTGAACTTGCCGACCATCTCCCAATACCTGTCACCAATGCGGATAAGCTTTTGTACCTGCTCATCGGTCAGGTCTGCATCGCACCGAAGGTTCTGAATCAGTGCGCCCCATGTGGCGGCGATGCCATCCAGAGCTATGCGGAAGCCGTACAACTGGTTCTGCCGTGCGATTTTGCGGAGGTTGGCTGACATTGCCTGTTTGCCATTCAAGGGGCAATTTCCATGCTTATTCATTAGACTGCTCCTTGTTTTTAATCGTCACTTTCAAGATCACAGTCTTTCCGTCTTTGGTATCCCAAGCGTAACCATAAAAGCCTTGTTTTTCTTCTTCTGCCTTAGAAACAAGCCAGTCTCGAACCGCTTCTACTGCTTCATCCGTAACACGAGTTTTATCTTTCCACTCTTTTCCGTTTGCTTTTACAGTTCCTGCGTAAATGCCAAACATCCCACATCCAACATGATATTCAGCCATTTTTATTCTCCTTTGCTTCAAGGCGAGAGAGCCAACGCAGAATGTCTGAAACCTTCTTACTCACTTTTTTCTCCTTTCAGCCAGTCGTTCAGCTTTGCCATGCAAGAGGGGCAAAGAAACGGTTCATCATAGCAATCGCAACTCCAGTAATCCCATGCGTCATGCACGTTCTTGTCAACCAGAATCACGGCATTGGGCTTATGCCTCCCCATCTCATCGGGCGGTTCAGGATTAAACACTTCTCCGCAGCGGTCACATTTCATTCTCATTTTCATTCTCAAATCTCTTTAGCAGCCCATCCACGTCATACCGCCAATGGACACGCAGTCTTTTTGCTTTGACCTCTATCCCCTCTTGCTCTGCCCACTGCCAAGGGATGCTCTTGCGGCTTTCGTTGTAACGGAACGTCAGAACCTTGCTGGCAGGGATTGCAAATGTGCGGTTGACCGCCCTGTAATTGACTATCACATGGGCGGTCTGACCGCTGTACCCCATCGCATCCACCATGTCAGTGATGTGCTTTTCCTTGCGGTACTTACACTTTGCCTTGTCGTACTTGCCGAACACCTTTTCCAGAGGGATAGAGGGCGTTTCTGTGGTTTTCAGCTCGAACAGGTGGTTCATTGGGTATCGGTACACAAGGAAATCGCAGATGTTGTCGATGGAAAACGATAGATTCTCGTTGCCGCCGTAGTAGGTGGCAGCACTGTCTTTCAGCCGATAGCACCACGCATCGGATGGGACGGATGCCTTGAAGTCTGCTTCAAACTGCTTGCCGGTATTCATTCGTTGTCTCCCGGAATTTTAGGAATCAGCATCCAGAACTTGACTGGTTTTTTATTATCAATCCACTTTCCGTTTACAAACTCTCTTGTTGCAATCAGATTTTCCCAATTCCAAAAATCGTAAACGGCAAGATAAATTCCATCTTCTTCCGGTTGTTTGTCCTTTACACTTGTCCACGCAGTTGATGGAGCGTTTTCAAGCTGTTCGGCAAGTGCCAAAACAAGGTCGGTAGCGCAGTCAAAGGCAACGCCTTTATCATATTCAGAGTAAATTCCGCTGTTCATAAGCGCTTTAGCTTCGGCTTTTTTACTGTTCCCGCTTTTCTTCCACCCTTCAATAATCGGTTCTACGTCAACAAGTCTCATCCTCGTTCACCTCTAAATTCACTTTCGAGAAACCGTTTCTTGCCACGTTCTCGGTGCTTGTCCTCATAATCGCGGTGGTACACGCTCTGGCTGTGGTTCAGCTCATACACGAAAGCCTTACGTTCCTCGAAGTCTTTCTTCTCTGCCTTGCACTTCTCGCAGGTGTCGTGGCAGGCTTGGTGGCGTGATGTGCAGTTGAGACAACAGGTAATCATTCTTCACCAAATCTCCTTTTTGTTACAGCCATCGGGAACTCTTCGATTTCACTTGCCCACCGTGCGGTTCCCTCACCGTATGCTCTTTGCCAGACCAGAGGGAAACCGCCCAAACCATCGAACAGACTGCCCAGCGTAGGCTTTTCTTTCAGGTAAGGACGCATCTTCTGCACCAGCCAAAACCACTGCGGAAGGGCTATGGAGTTGCCCAGAGCCTTGTACCGTGGGCTGTCAGCGTATTTGTGCTTCTTTCCTTTGCTATCCGTCCAGTCACCAATGTTGGTGTAATTGTCAGGAAATCCTTGTAGCCGTTCACATTCAACAGGGGTCAAGCGGCGAACAATCCAACGGATGGTTTTCTCTGCAACTAGGCACTCGCTGCCATTGCCGATGTTCCCCGCTTTTGCTTTCAAGGTTGAGCATTTGTCGCTTTCTTTGTAGCTGCTGAACGACTGTTCGTTGAAGGTCTTGCGTTCGATTGCGATAGCCGTGTAATCTGTGATTCTGTTTTCGTGGTCGCCTGTTATGGTTGTGCAAGTTCTGCCATTGCCGTTTCCTCTTGCATCATAGATGACTTTCTCGCTTGTTCGATCGCATCCAGAAGGGCTTGCCTGAGAATGTCCGGGAGTGGCTTCCCACGCTTTGACGCTCTCGTCAGGATTCCCTGACAGGCTCGTGCGCTCAAATAGTATTTCTGCGGTACGTTGTCCTCCAAAATCCACGACAAGAGCGATACGTTTTCTTCTCTGGGGCACTCCCCAATATTGAGCGTCGAGCTGTCTCCAAGCCAAGGACCATCCATTTCCTGCAATTGCTCCGGCTTTGCTCCATCTGCCCCCCCTCGGAGGTCTAGGAATTGAAGCGTCTGGTTCTTCCACGCGGGCAAGCTCTTCCAGCACGGCTCTGAAATCTTCTCCTCCATTGGAACTGAATGCTCCGGGTACGTTTTCCCAAACAGCGAAAGTTGGATACATTCCATTGGTGGCTGTCCTCATTTCCTTAATGATTCTTGCGGCATCCAAAAACAACACGGAACGGTTGTCGTCAAATCCAAGCCTTTTTCCCGCCATAGACAAGCCCTGACATGGACTGCCAAACGTGATGCAGTCCACAGGATCTATCTTGTCGCCGTGAATCTTTGTGATGTCGCCCAAGTGTTTCATCTTTCCAAACGCCCGTCCAGCCAGATAGCACAGCTCTTATATAAGGTAGGCGGTTCGCCTTTTGTCCCGGTAGCGTAACCGTTAGTTAAAAGGGAGATCAGAACTGTCGTCAATCACAGAGAAGTCGTCCGTGTTGCCCTGAGAGCAGTTCTGTGGTGCATCCTGCGCCCGATCAGCGGGCTTGCTGTCCGATTTGCCACCGCAGAAGTCAACCTTGTTCGCCATGATTTCCGTTGCGGTGCGGTTGTTTCCCTGCTTGTCGGTATACTTCCGGGTCTGGATGCTACCAGTCACCAGAATCAGGCTGCCCTTCTGGAACCACTTGGAAACGAACAGTGCCGTATTACCAAATGCAGTGCAGTTGAAGAAGTCGGTTTCCTTCTGACCGCAGCTCTGACGGTCGCAAGCAATGCTGAACGTGCAAACATCCTTGCCGGACTTCGTGACCTTAGCTTCTGGCGTGTGAACCAGGCGACCCTGAATTGCAATAGAGTTGAGCATTATTTAGCCCTCCTTCGGCTGTTTCTGAGCACAGTCCCAACACAGGACGCGCCCAAATCGTTTCTTTGTGCTTCTTGCAGTTTCCAGCGGAGTGACGGTGCGGTTGTTGTACTGAATAGGCTGCAACTGCTTTCCGCAGCAAGCGCATGGGGGGATGGTTTCCGCTTCCGCTTGCTTTTGCGCAGGCTTGTTTACCCTGCTTGCGGTCTGTTTTTGATACTCGTCCGTGTCAGCGTCTTTTGTATCGTCAATGCAGAACAAACCGTTCAGAGCGTACTTTCTAGCGTAACTACTTGCAGTGCCGGTAATCTGCGAATCGTCCATGCCTTTCTTAAACTCAGGCTCACGAGCGTATGCAGTCACCGTGTAGGTGGCACCATCCTGCGATTCAACTATTGCAGTGGCTTCGATATAATGCCAACTGTCCACGATAACAGGCTTGTCGGAAAGCCGCAGCACAAGGCTATGCGCTTTCAAGATGGGCTTGACCGCTTCGAGAATGTCCTCGCATGAGCGGTACTTGTATCCACAGAACTTGTTCATCTGCCACTTCGGGGCTTTCAACTCTGACTGAACAGCCATCAGAGCTTCATGGATTTTGCTGTTGTCCATCAGTTGTTCTCCTTCCTTGCTTCTTTTCTCGCTTTACGGCAAGCCGGGCAACGCTTGGGCAGTGCCATGTTATGTGATTCAAAGAAAAAGCGTTCTGCTTTGGTAATTTCAAAAGGTTTGCCGCAGTCACGGCAAGTTTTTTCGATGCTTATGTTCCCGTCCCACGAAGCCCTTCTTGCGGCATCTTCGACAGCAAACGCTTCCTTGAATCCGTCATAAGGGCTTCTAACAAGCGTATGCTGCGGTGCGTAACCGTTCTTGCGAAGCGTCTCCTCCAAGTTGTTCCTTTTGCAGTTTGCGCAAAGAGTTTCCGTGCTGTTCGGGAACACTGAAAAAGGCTTATTGCACTTTTCGCAGTGCTTAATTTCTTTCTTGTATTTACCCATTTTCTTTCCTTTCTTCGGCTTCATTAGGCATCATTGTTCTTACTTCGGCTTAACTTGGCTGTGCAAAAATCAGCCAACCATCAGGTCTGCCAGCTGTGCGCGGAGGTCTTTCAACTCCGCTTCCCTGTCCTCGATTTCAGACTGCAAGTCCTTAATCTCGGCCGTCCGGTCAGCTTCTTTGGCTTTTGCCATCTGCTCGTTGGTCATAAAGTATACGCCGTCATCCGGCTCTGTCACTCCGCCGAATCTATCAAGGTTAATCATCTTTTGGTCTCCCTCTCTTACGTTCCTCTTTGATTTGCAGTGCGCTATACCACTGGTCTTTGTCAATCTCGATGGTTGACCACCGATGGTTACAGACAAGACACTTTTTTCTGCGAACAATGTTATCGTGGTCAGACCGGCTGTCAACCGTTGCAATGTTGTCACTGCCGCACATCGGGCATTTCATCGTGCATCCCTCCACTCGTTGGTGTGGTGAGGAATGCGTTTTACTTTGCGATTTTCCTGTTCAATGCGTTCATTTTCAGAGCTGACCCCAATGGCACACAAGACGAGTGCTGTGGCGAGGAAGCTACACGAAAGGAAAACGTACCAAAACATTGCTACCACGCTTTGGCTTTTCTGGATTGCGTCGCCGCATCCTACCGAAAAGATTGCTAACGCGATTCCAAGCGTACAAAGGACATTAGCTTTCAGGCTTTTCACTCTTATTACCTCCAAAACTCAGTATCCATGCCGTAGCCATTGCCACAGATACCGTGATGATTCCACGGGCAGCTGATGAGCCCACCAGAATTTCGATGTGATGCACCATCCAGAAGTTCAGCAGAAATACCGCCAAAACCACCGCCAGTGCTATGCCCCACATCAGGGCAACTTCAATAAATGCTTTCATCTTGTCTCCTTTCATTTTTCGCCATTGCAAATCACGGCTATACCATGCTTTGCCGTTGCTTTTCGGTGAATCGCCTTGCCTTTGCTCTTCGAGTCTGAGCTTCGCTTTGCCTTCGCAATGCGCTACCTCGCAACTCAATGCCTTAGCTTTTCTGCTCCTAGCTACTCAATGTCTTAGCCTATCGTTTCTATTCTTTGCCATTGCCTATCAAAACTACGCCTTGCATCCATAGCCTTTGCAGGTCTCGTCAAATCAGCGCATCGCCCTTGCTGATCTCATCGCGGCATTGCTCTGCCATAGCGGTTAATTGAGGATTTCGTAAGCAAAGCGCCCTTTAGAACTGTTGCGCCACTGACCGATGCCACGCAGAGCGCCGTAGTCCAGCCACTCGAGCACGACCTTCTCGTGAGAATCGTCCAGAAGAACGATTTCAAACTCGCAAGTCGAACCAGCGGGAATCTGCTCACTGTTGGCAAGGCTGACGCGCTCGCCCTGCGCAGTCTGGGCGCGGAGAGGGCGCTGACACTCGGTAATATCACCGTTCACATGAATGGGAATCATGCGGGGCTGAACGAAAATCAGACCGTCAATGACCTTCTTGTAGGCCGTCAGCTTGCCGCTTTCGTTCACGGCCTTCTTCTTGCCAGTTTCGGTCTTTCCGCCAATACGGGAAAGCATACCGCAGGAATCCTTGAAAAAGCCCTTAATCTGGTAGTCATACAGGATTGGGTCGCCGCTTTCGTTGCGAGGAAACACGGTCATGCCCTTGTCTGCCACAGCATCTGCGCCCAGAGCGGCCACTTCGTCCTCGATAGTGCTTGCATCAGGGGACTTGCTGGCGATAAACTCTCGCGCGATGTTCTGGTTGCTAGGCCAAGTGCCGAGAACCGCTTCGATGAATGTGATTCTTACTTTGATTTTTTTCATTTTTGCTCACTCTTTCTTTATTGATGCGTTCCAGCCGGTCTTTCTCCCGGCTGTGCCAGCGGATTTCCCGCTTACCGTAGTATTTACCGTTCATAAGGTCAGCTCCCCTGTTGCAAGCATCTGCGAAACTTCGCCGTAGTGCTTGCCAAGCTTGTCCGCAAGGGCTTGTACTTCTCCGATGGATGGAAACTTCTTTTCCAGCTTCTTCTTTTCTTGCTGTTTAACCTTGTACGTTGCCTTTGCATTCAAGTTCGCCTTTGCGTTGTAAGCTTTCTTGGCGCATCCATTGTGATACTTCTGCGATGCTACTTTTTTCAGCATCGGCTTTCCGCAGTATGCGCAGAACGCCTTACGGGGCTTGAATGTAATTCCAACCTTCCTGTGCTTCCTGTCACGCTCTTTGTCAACCTTGCGCTTGCATTCTGAACAGTACTTTCTTGTCGGTCTGACCACGCCAAGATACAGGCCGCAGCGCTCACAGTACTTTTCTTCCACGCTGCATCTCCTCTTTCAGTCTGGCTTCCCTATTGTGCCGTTCAAAACACTGGTTGATGGATTTCTCCATCCACAGCACCCTGTTGGCATCGTTCCGGGACACGCCCGCTGCCATCGCCAGCTTTAGCCGCCGCTTGCGACTTTGTGCTTTGTAAAAGTTCATCACCAGCACTCACCAGCCTTATCTGTGATGAACTTCGGGACTTCCTTGCCTGTGGCAATGCACAGCGCAACTAGCTTTTCGACCCAGATGTCAAACAGGCTTTCTTTTGGCATATAGCACTGGCCGACACAAGGCTCCTCCTTAAAGCTTTTCCAGATCGTCAGTCCGACAGCGCCATCCGTGAACGTCCATATCATACTGTAGCCTTCATTGCACAAATTGTACAAAATGTCTCGTGCTCTGCTTTTGGCTTCGTTGATTTCAAAGGCATCCCAGCACTTTTTGCTTTCCTCGTAGGCCTTTGTCGCTTCGTCAATAGCGTGGTGCGCTTCGTCCGGGTACTCAAGGTCTACCTTTAAGGTAATAATCTGTTCCATGTTCAGCCCTCCACTCTCTTATTCTTCTCCGTCTTTAAGAAGAGATTAACGAAATAGACCTGACCGATACCCGTCACCTTCGGGGTCTTATTAATGGAAGTGTGCCCATCGGAATGTGCAATGGACGTTTCCTTGATTTCAAACAAGTGAAGCTCCATAGACTTCTGGGTCGGCATATTGTAGTCTGTCCGCTTCCTGTCTTTAATCAAGTACCCGTTCTCACGCAGCCATGCGAATAAGCGGTTCTGACCGATGTTGATGCCATTTTGCGAAAGCAACTTTGCAAGCTCACCAACAAGAATGCTCTGGCTGCTTGCGCTCACCGCGTCAGCAAAAACGCCCTTCGGCGTAAGTTCTGCAATCTGCTTGTCTTTCTCTTCCAGCTCCTCATGCGCTGCGATCAGTGCAGTTGCGAGAAGCTGCGAGCGGGTAAGCTGCGGCTGTTCAGTCAGCTTCTTTTCCATCTCGTTGAACGCTGCAATGTACTTGAGCTTCCACTCAAGAGCGGCCTTTCCATTGAAGCCCATCGCCAGCAGTGTAAAGCCGTCACGGTTCATCAGATACATGGGGTAGCTCTGGCCGTTCTGCTCATGGACGTACTCGGTCTTGTAGAACATGGGGGTGTCCCCATTTTTGGGGAGACCCCTCATAATGTCTTCGATGTCACGCATCACATGGTCATGACGCTTCTCGAAGCTCTCTGCAATCTGACGGCTGGAAACCACAGGCTCGCCATTTTGCATGGATAAAATAATGTCGTTCATTTTTAATCCTTTCTTATGACTTACTGCTTGTCCCTCACAAGCAAAGCGTCTACCGACACACGGAAGTAATCAGCGACTTTCACAAGCTGTCGAATGCTCGGCCCATTTGCGGAGCGTTCCCACTTGCCCAGTGCGCCGTTGCTTAAACCAGCGGCTACTTCCAAGTCAGTACGAGACAGACCATGTAACTTGCGAAACTCGTCGATTTTAGAAAGATTCACTAGCCATTCTCCTTTCTGGGCTTGCATTTTACTAGAAAATATGCTACTATGTAGTTGCGAAGTACAAAGTGAACATTTTCTAGCGACTTCCTGATAGATTTGTCAGGGGTCTTGGTTTTTGTTTGCCCTATGCTTCATATTATACTAGCCAAGTGGCTATTTTTCAATAGTCAATTTTCAATTCTGTAAACATTTGTCTATTTGCACAAAAAGAGAGGTCTTTTTCTATGCGCAATGTGGAGCGAGCCAAGAAAATCGCTGCCGACAAAGGTGTGAATATATCCTTTGTGTGCAGAGAAATAGGGAAAAGCAGAGGTTATATCTCTCAAATGCTGACTACCGACAGAGATTTTCCAGATGAAATGCTTTCGCCAGTAGCCAACGCGCTAGGCGTTACGGTTGAAGAACTGACTGGAAGTCAAAAAGAAAATCCGCCCCAGCAGCCGCAAAGCGAAGTTGACGCGGATATCAAATGGATTGAGCAGAAGCTAGTAGAGATGCCGAAAGAAAAGCGTGAAGCTTTGATGAAGCTTATCAGAACTATGTGAGGTGACGGCGTGGGCAAAAAGAAATTTAGCAAAGAAGAACTGCTGAACGACAAAAGCTCTCACATGGGTGATAGGTTTTCATTTGCCTTCGGTGCGCTTTTCTTGGTTGCTTCATTTATTTTCCTTATATATTCGTCAACTGCCTTTTTAATCGTTGCAGCCATCGGAGTTGTGATGTTGATAAAAGGCAAACACGGATATGATATGTTTCTTGAAAGAGAAAAGCTCAAAACAAAAATGTACGAAACACCTGTGTCCGCAAAGATTGTAGGCTCTGGTGAAAGCAAGAAGGCCGGAAGCGCCGCACTCCGTTCCGCTGTTGGCAGTTCAATTGCCGGTTTGCCCGGTGCTGTTTACGGTGTAGCATCCGCAAAATCTAAAACCAACGTCACGTTTTATGTGACGTATGAAGACGGCCACAGCGGAACTGAAACCGTAAAATCTGATTCTAGCCGGTTCTTAAAACTGATGAAGGTCTGTAAGGATTGACCCGGTACAAATAAAACCCCTTGCGCCGGGCTTTTGGTAGCCTTATGCGCAAGGGGTTTTGTCATGCATTGGTTATTGCTTCTTTTGCCGCCGGAATCTTTTCAGGGTGTTCCAGCAGCCATGCAATAAATCGGTCAATCTTGGCTCTTTCCTGTTCACTCATTGTGGCATATCCTCCCGATCGGTAAGTGCAGATGTTCATTTGATACGATTATACACCCTCCAGTTGTCAAGTCAATGTATTTTGAACAACTTCGTAAAAATCGAACATTTTCTTTACACTCATTACTTCACATCAGGAAAGCCAAAAATTGCAATGACAATGATTAAGAGCCATATTAAGTTTAAGTTACCCTTTGCTTTGTAACATTCCGTTGAGCATGGAACGAAAAGGGTTTTCAGGCAACTTGTCCAGAACATCTGCTTTGACAAGCGCGTTTGTGCTGATGCTGTGCGAAACATTGTTTAGCTGCACAATGGCATCGTCCAAGTCTTTGACTGTTGCTCCACGCCGTTCCATTGACTGGAGGAAAGTTTTCACTTCTTCAAGAACGACAGGGTTTTCGGCTTTATAGAATCCATTCGTAAAGTCCATCTTCTTCTCCTTTCACAGTTCTACAAGCTGTCCGTCAATGCGTTCGATGTTATCTGCCGGGTCGCGCCCATCGTCCAAGGCGGCTATGGCGCGTTCAAGAACGTTTTTTGCTTCTTCATAAGCAAACTTATCAGCATCGTTGTTTGCAAGGTTGTAGACCAGCTTTAAGGCGGTCTGGCGGGCATATGGAATGAGCATGGTGTCAATCTGATTCATACACTAACCCTCCCACGGTTTCGGCGTTTTGTTTTCGTTCGGTTCAGATGCGGGCATTCCGTCAATGATAATCATATTGTTACCTCCTGTTTTGATTGTTTTTTCGATGGTACAGTTATAACACAGGCTGCTGTTGGTTCTCCATAGCAGCTTTTTCCATTTTTTGGCTTGTCGAATCCGGCAGTTTTGCCGAATTTTGTTGAAGGGGTGAGAATTTATGGATGAATATTTAGTAAGAACAGCCAAAGCATTGGAGATAGCTCGAATGCGTTCCGGCTTGAGCCAGCAGAAATTGGCGGCAAAAATGGGCGTGAATCGTGGTACGGTAGCGAATTGGGAGCAAGGTCTGGCAGCAATCTCCCTGCCGATGGCTATGCGCTGGTTCACCTGCTGCGGCGTATCGGTGGCTCGATACATGGACGCTTGCATTCACCCAGGGCTGCTGGAACACCTTGAAGATGACCTTTCCGATTTGGAGAAACGGCGAATTCTCATAGATGCCATGATGGAGTGTTCCTCCTATGAGATAGATGCCTTGCTATACATCCGGTACGGAGATCACGGCTCAGACCATATCGGTGTTCTGACGGAGATTCTGGCAAACCTCCACACGCCGTTGAAGGACAGGGTCGCTGTCTGCCGGATGGTGTCTGGTAGCTATGAGATGGCGCAGGCTACCGGAACAGACCCAGACCCGAACGGAACCGCCCCAAAGATGGAGATTCTTTATCAGGCGCAGGACGCTGGAACGGAAGCCGCCATGAAATCCAACGATTCTTATACCGTGAATCCTAATAATATAACTGGCTGATTGTCGAATTATCGTAGTTTTTACGGTATATAGGGGGACGTGCTCCACTTTTTGTACACAATAGGTCTGTTATAAATATGGTTTTGGGTTGTCATTTTGTCCCCCATAGAATCGTAAATGGTGGGTTTTTGCGGATGTAATTAACGAACTCTCGTGAAATTTCAGTTCATCAAAGCATGACTTGTCAATTCGTCCCCTATTGGTGTGATTGCACTCCATTTTCTGTACACGATAGAACCGTCAGGTAGATTATAGGGCTTGATGGGCGTTTCTTATTCAGCAAAAGAAGCTGTCGTTTTCCACAATCTGCCCGTTGAAGAGAAGAAATTGTTGAGAATGTATCGTCGTCACTATTTGATGATGATTATTTATCTCTTGTTTATCTCTTGTTTATATATATAGTAAGAACGTGTACAAAAAGTGGAGCATTGTGT